AAGGTAATGCTGGTGGTAATTCTACTGGTCAAGCCAGCGCTTATGGCGGTGGCGGTGGCGGTGGCGCAGGAGCAGCTGGCGCAGCAGCTACAGCCAACTATGGTGGTAACGGCGGCGATGGCGTTCAATCAAGCATCACTGGCTCTGCTGTTTACTACGCAGGTGGTGGCGGAGGTGGCGCATACTCAGGTGGTTTGGGTGCTGGTTCAGGTGGCCAAGGTGGTGGCGGTAACGCTGCTCTTTGGAGCAATATCACAGCAAATGCAACTGCTGGCACTGCTAACTCAGGTGGCGGTGGCGGTGGCGCATATCAAGGTAGCGCAGCCAATGGCGGATCTGGTGTTGTAATATTATCAGTGCCAACTGTGTTCTATAGTGGTGTAACAACTGGTAGCCCAACAGTTACAACAAGTGGATCAAACACAATTTTGACTTTCACAGCAAGTGGTAGTTATACAGCATAAGGAATAAGAAATGAGTCATTACGCAAAAGTTTTAAATGGCACAGTCACGCAAGTGATTGTTGCCGAGGCAGATTTTTTTAAAACATTTATTGACACAAGTCCAGGCACTTGGTTACAGACAAGTTACAACACCAGAGGCAATGTTCACTTAAATGGTGGCACACCTCTGCGTGGTAATTTTGCTGGTGTAGGTTTTATATATGATTTTAAAAATGATGTATTTTACGAACCAAAGCCTTATCCAAGCTGGACATTAGATGAAACAACTTGGACTTGGCAAGCCCCAGTGGCAAAACCCAATGATGGTAAAATCTATGATTGGAATGAAGAAACTAAAACTTGGATAGAAGTAACCTTAGGATAATATAATGGCATTGCAACAAGTCAGAACACCGTTCGCCAATATGAGTTTTACTCCCGATGTGCCTTCAACAGCATTGGGAGCAAATGAATATAACGATGGTTATAATGTAGAAACTGATGTTCGCGGTATTCGCAGCATCAGCGGAGATGAATCAATATTGGCAACTGTTCCAGGAACACCAAACTATGTCAGCGGTGGTTATCGTGAGGATGGCTATTTTTGGTTTGTTGTAGCCACTGATGATGGTCATTGGTATGCTGCACACAATGCGACTGGTTGGACAGATATTACTCCCCCAGAAGGACCATTCAGTGGTTATAATCAGGCATTGAATGTAACTGAATGGTGGAACGGCACAGTGCCATTCTTCAACGACAGTTTGAATCCTCCAATGTTTTGGGGCAATGGCGATGCCAAGATGACACTGTATAGCAATATCTTGCCCCAAAACATCAACGATATTGTTTATGTAAATTCTACAACTCAACAAATTCAATTAAACAATACATTGGCAACAGCACCTTATGTAGCAGGGGATCAAATTGTCATTTCGGGCACTGGTAGCAGTTATTATGATGGCACTTTTACTGTTGTCAGTTCAACAACTGATACCATCAACTATACAGCAAGCCCTGGTGGGGCTTTCCCAGGCAATGGGGGCACAGTAAGTCCTCTTTATTCTTGGAACTATAACCCAAACTGGAAATCAGTGGCAGCAGGTTGGATGCGTATGTATTCAACACCCAATGTGGGTTCAATCTTGGTTGCTGGTAATCTGACTGCAACATTGCTTGACAACACCACTGTGAATTATCCAGTGACTGTGCAATGGTCACAGGCATTTGGTCTTAATCAAGCTCCAACAACTTGGACTCCAACTGTAACCAATGTGGCCAACCAGTTAGAAGTTCCCTTGCGTGGTCCTTGCGTTGATGCTTTCCCATCAAATGGCAACTTCTTCTTGTGCAGCTATTGGGACACAGTTATTTTCAGTCCAATCAACTATTCAACAACAGCAGCTCCAATCTTGGGTGTAAGTTTGTTTAATAAGGGCAGAGGTATGTTGACCAGCAACTGCTGGGCTATTGCTGATAACAAAGTCTATGGACTTGATGCTCGTGATATTTGGGTATTTGATGGACAAAACTTTACTGGTATTGGTAATCAGCGTGTCAAGAACTGGTTCTTTGAGCAAATGGATCCAGCTTATGCTGACAGAACATTTATGGAGACCAATACTCAACGAAATCAGATTGAGATTTATTACGCAACAAGTGATGCAGTAAATGGTGTTCCAAACAAGATGATAAGCTATCGTTATGACTTAGATGCTTGGAATGCTCCTCGTGATGTGAGCAGCGCAAGTTTTGCCACAGAAAGTCCAGTATTCACAGCAAATGTGCCAGCTCTAAGCAGTCGTTGTGTTGTTTATGTCAGAGGCGAAAGCGGCAAACAACTTGTTCAAAAAGACCAAGGTTATAGTTGGGCTGATGGATCAGCAATCACTAGTTTGTTTCGCAGAGACAACATCAAACTACTACCAAATTACAGCGAACACATTTTTGTTCACCGTATTCTACCAGAAGCAATTAATATTGACAGCAATGGTGTTCCTTTCTATCCATCAACTGGCAACATCAATGTCACAATTGAAGGCGCTTTGAGTGTTGGTAGTAGCCCAGCTTATGTTGTGCCAATCACAATGCCATTGAATACAACCAATCCATGGACACAGATTAATCAAAATGAAAATCGTGTATCAACTATTGAGTTGAGCAACACAAGTTCAACTAATATTTGGATGTGCAGTGCTGTTAGCTGGCAAGTCACTAAAGTTGAGGATGATCGTTAATGAGTCATTATCCAATCAATACGCAACAGGGACTGTATCAGGCAGTAAACTATCTTGCCTCTGGTCCCAGTGGTCTTGGTCAGAACTTCGAGGGTTATTCAGATTACAATACAAAGTATTTGACTGGTAACTATCGCTTGCCATTTACACAAAGTAATGTGGCAAAAGTCTATGTTGCCAACATTGCTTGTAGCAGTGCTGTTCAACTTGACGATTATACATTTCAGTATAACTTTACTACAGTTCAATCAACTCCTCCATTTGCGCAAGGTGAGCCTATTATTGGTTATAACTTTGCCAATGATTATTACAATGGTCAATGGAGTCCAATTGGTGTAGCAAATTGCACAACCAGTTATGTAGTTGTTAAAGGTCAATCAGCAGCTCCAGGCACTGGTAATACTACAACAGGCAATATTGGATACACAATCACCAATAGCGGATTAGTCAGTTCAACTGACTGTAATGCTCGTGTGACTGTTCAGGGTGGCACAGACAGAGTTTTTATCAGTGCTCAACTTACAGACACATTGAGTTATGTGGGTTCAGGTAATTTGACCTACACAGTTCAAGTTAACAGATATATTGGCACATTAAACAATGATCCAAAAAATCCAGATTACTTGTTCAACTTCGATGCAACTATCAGTCAAAAAGTTTATAACTTTAACAGCTTGACTGGTCCTGGAACATTGCCAGAAGTTGAGACTATTTTTAACACTGTTATTGATACCCCAGCACCAAACTATTATTGGTATATTCTTGAAGTTGAGTTTGAATCAACTGGCAACTTAAATGTCAGCCAAGCAGCATTGGGATTGCGTAGCCTAAGTGTTCAGGTTGTAAAACAATAAATATTACTATGGCCACAGCAACAATCTCCCCAGCACAACTTCAACAACTATTGAATTCAACCAATAGTGCTAGTCAGGCGTTTATTCAATCATTGACACCGGCAAAACAATTAAACTTGTATAATCAGACTGCCGCAGCGGCCAAGAATGGAACAAGTTTTACCAGTGCTTTATCTTCTGCTTTGACTACTACTGTTGGCAGTCCAAGTTATAAAGCACCTGCTGGTTCAGTTGCTCCAACAGCAACACAACAAGCTCAACAAAGTGCTGCGGCACCTACAATATCAGCTCCGCAAGTGATCGCAAATCCAACTCCTGTAGATCCAAATGCAGCGGCAAAACAATTTGTTAGTCAATATCTTAGCACAACTGACCAAACGGCCATCAACAACCTAAGTGCTGCCAATCAACAAGTTTTATATAATCAAATCAATGGTCAGCTGTCACAGGGTCCAGCTAAAACTTTGGCTGCGATCCAAACTCAGTTGCCAACCATTGCTGGCACAACTGAATATACTGCTGTTCAACAACAGCAACAACAGGCTGCTCAATTAGCAGCTCAACAAGCAGCGGCACAAAAAGCAGCCGCAGCCGCAGCAGCTCAACAACAAGCTCAACAAGCAGCCCAACAAGCAGCCCAACAAGCAGCGGCACAGCAGGCTGCGCAACAAGCTGCTCAACAACAGCAACAAAATCAAGCTGCTGCCAATGCTGCATTACAAACATTACAGAATAATCCAACACAAGATAATTTAGATGCGTATAATAAAGCAGCCAGCGCTACCGGAGTAACTGCCGTTGATACAACAGCATAACAAAAGCAAATAGCACAACAGGCAGCACCAGTTGCTCCGGTTGATCCAGCACAGGCTGCATTAGACCAATTAAAAGCAACAAATCCCACAGAATATAATTCA